TTCATTATTATCTAAAGAAAGATTTAATAATCTTCTATATTCGGACATAGGTTTAGATATTTTCCAATTAGTTAAACCTGGTGCTATAAGACCTTGCTTTATAATTGTAGTAGCAGATTTATATTCTTTTCCATTTACATAATAAACATGTTTATCTGGATCAAAATTTACTATTGTTTCTTGTTTATATTTTAGTTTTTCTTTTATCATTTGTTCCTTTTCTAGTTGTTACTTTATTTAAAAATTCTGGTAAATCGAAACTATAATAATTCGATAAACACCATAATTTTGAAGCTTCTACTTTAATCCCTTTTTCAAATTTATAAAGATCAAAGATAGACTTAAAGTATATTTTATTATCTTGAACTACTGCTTCTGCAGTTCTATGGTTTTTTAATCTTAAACTTTTAAATTTAAGACCTATTACTTGATTAAATAATTTAGGAGATGGTTTCTTTCTAATTTGAGAACTAATCCCCTCTATTATAAAATCTGTTTTTGTAATTTTATCCATTATATCCTTTCTAATTGATAACTGAATGACCACGATTAGTTAAGCAGTTTCTATACAAATTAGGATAAGAATATTCGGCTTTAGGTGGTAGCCAAAAAGCACCTACTCTAAAGTAATAGTTCCAAATATACTTGGATCCCTCTACAACTTTATTAGTATTCTCTTTAGCGAGAACTTTACAATGTTGCAGATCATTTGTTATTTCATCTGACTTTGAATAATCAAAAGTACCACTTCTTCCAGCAGTATCTATTACAGGGTTATACGCACAAGCTTGTACGAATAACATTAAAACGATCAACTTTTTCATGTTTTTCCTTTTCTAGTTTTAGTTTCTTTTTATAGTCTTTTAGATTAGTAGCCTCAATCTTTGGCATGTAGCTATAAACTTCATCAAAGTAAGGGTTCATATCTCCAAAAGTCCATTTTCTTTTTTTAGATATTTTAGTTAAAAATTTAACTCTTTTTTCTTTAACTAAATCTGATCTAACTTTATTGCTTACTGTTAGTATTTTCCGATTTTTCGTCATTTACTATCCACTCCTTTTTAAGTAGTAAAGGCTCACTATCTAATTCTTTCATCTGAGTTTCTACTACTTTCATTTTTTTTTCGATTATATTTTTAAGATCTATTAGAACTTTGTAATAGCCTACTAATTCTGCTCTAGTGCTTAGATCTTTTATTTGCTTTTCTAGTGTCATATTATTACTCCTATAATTAAACCTAAAGTAAAAGCTATTATAAATAAAACTATTTCGGATCTATAATATAAGCTTTTAACCTTTAGATCTTGCTTCCATTTTTTATTATTAATTACGAATTTATTAAAAAGTATCATCTTTCTACTTCTATAAATTCTACTGTTAATTTAACCTTATGATCAAAGTGTTCTATAGATTCACTATAGGTTTCTAATAAAGGTATTAATTTTTTAAGTGTAATACCTTTACAATTAAGATGGTGTTCTACCATAAGCTTCTTAGATTTTTTACCATCTTCATAAGGTTTATTTACTGTAACTATATCTGCTTCATCTAGATACATCATTTTTTCCTCTTTCTTTTAGTTATATTTTTTTTCTTTTTTTTCTTTTTTCTATCAACTTTCATATCAAGTATGTAACTTGAATATTTATAAGGAATAGTATCAATCATTATTTTTTCCTTTCTAAACTATAGTTGAAGTTGTAGTTATAGTAGATCCTGATGTATTTGCTACACCATTGCTACTAGGATAATATGTAACTGTATCTTTCGGTCTTTGTTCATATAAAGCTACTATCTTCCTTAATAGTTCTACTTCTGTTGCTAATAATCTTTTTTCAAGAACTGAGTTTTGTATTTCTAAACTTTCATTTCTTTCTTTAAGATTATTATTTGTTTCTCTTAAAGCAATATTATTAAGTTCTTCATTTGTTATTGCTGAGTTTAATTTAGCTACTTCTTTTAAAAGTTGCGTTTTACTTTTCTTTTTCATTTTACTCCTAGTTATTAGATTGAAATTTACAATCTAAGAAGTTGTTTATTTCTTCTTTAGTTTTGTAAATATAGTTAGTAGTTACCTTATCTCCAAAATATCTATGAGAAATAATTTTATTATTATTCTCAAATAATTCTGGAGTTGCTTCTGAATACTCATCTAAAAATTTTTTTAGATTATCGTTTTCAGATTTTCCCTCAAATGTCTTAACTCTACCATTTAAGAAAAAAGTTGTGATTATAGTTCCTTTATTCATTTTAGGCTCCTTGTTCTATATCGTAAAGGGATCCATCTTCATTTATAAGATCAAATCCATTTTTTTTGATTTTATGTAATAAATTATCGTAAGAATAATCTCCTAAAATTCTTCTTTCTTTATTTCTCCAAAAAATAAAATAGAAAAATTTATTATCTTTATCCCATTTTACTTTGTTAATACAAACTGTAGGTAAAATATTCATTATTGATCCTCCTTTCTAAACTCTATTTGTGATTGATGAAAGACTGAGTAAGATCTAAACTCATCTACTTTTCCTTGTGATACTATTCTAGAAAGTTTGCAAACTGCTTTAGATCCTTTAATTACTTTAGCACCTAACTTTCTAGCTTGATTAAAAGTACAAAATCCACCTTCTAGTTTTGTATCTTTTAATTTCTCTAAGTTCTTTCCTGTGAAAGATTGTTTAGTGTATAGATTATAATGTGTCATTTTTTTTTTTCCTTTATAGTTATGCTTTTTTTATTTGTGCTTGTTTTTCAACAACAGTTTTTTTACAACATGCTTCTGCAAATTTACTGCCTTGAAATCTTTTATTTATTCTTGTGAAATAAATAGCTAAATCACTAATTAAATAAGTAGATATAGAACAATCTTCCCTATCGTAATTATGATTTATTATTTTCGCTATTTCTTCGAAGTGTTTTTTTGTTATTGTCATTTTTTTTTCTCCTTTTTAGTTATTCCTAAATAGTCATGATTTTCCTGTATAAGTAAATAGTAAAAAAAGCCTATAAAATAACACTTTTAGAGTGTTTTTTGCTTAAAAGGCAAAAAGTAAGTGAATTAGTAAAATTTTCTATATATACTTTTACTAGAGTTTAATTTATTTGCTAAGAATGACTAAATCGATTAAAAGAGAAATTGAGGGTTATTTTCTTTTTAGCTTTGAATCATATAACTCTCCCTTTCTAGTTATAAATGGGGTAGGTTTTGATCGATTTCCTACCCCTAACTCACAGGAAAAAATATGTATAGAAATAAAATAGCATCTATGCTGATTGCGTATAGATATGCTCGAAAGCAAACTCAAACTCAAGTATCTAATGTGCTAGGAGTTACATTTCAGCAAGTTCAGAAATACGAGAAATCTAATAATGGAATATCTGCTGAAAAATTATTATTATTTTGTGATCATTATAATATTAATTTACAGGAGTTTCAAACAGGAGATCCATACGCAGTTTTAGATGGAGCAGATATACAACCACACTATAAAGAAAAAGCTTTACAAAACATAGAAAAACTAGAGGAGAAAAAAAATGATAAAAGTAGAAGTGACGAAAATATGGCTAGGGAAAGTATCAGTGAGGGAACATATATATAAAAAAGCTTTAAGAAATAAAGAAAGCTTAGGTATAACTCATGGAAAAGAATATATGTTTATTCCTTACGATAAGTTAAAAAAGGCTAAAAGCTACACTGATCAAAAATTTAAAAGCAAGTATAATGGAAAAGAATATAGGCTTGTAGATTTTGATTGGAAACCTTATAAAGAAGATAATACTAATCAGGAGAAATTATTATGAGTGGAGAAGATTTTTTAGATATACCTAAAACAGATGAAACTCAACAACCTACTCCAGAAGAACATTATTTTTCAAGATCTAAAAATCAATGGCTTATGGTTTCTGATATGTCAGATATGCATGTTAGGAGAGCATTTAAAAGACTTCTAAGAATGATAAGATTAAATCAGTTAGTTGAAGTTGATGATGTTTCTAGAAATACAATTTATCAAGTAAAGATCACAGAAGAATTAAATAAAATAAAAGCACATTGTGATGAAATTAGAAAGGTAGTTGATGAATAAAAAAGAATGGAAAGAGCATAGCGATTGGCTAGATACATTTAGAGGAAAAATAATTACTAATAATTCTGTATATGAAAATTATGGAGAAAAAAAAGGTAAAGAAAAAACAAAGGAAAAAACCAAAGCCAAAAAGAAAGGTTAGTGGTTATTACTTTGATGGTGTAAAATCAATAACTCTTTATGAGAAAAGAACATAAGGAAAGATTTGAAAAACTAAGACAAATCGGTTGCATTGCTTGTTTAAAAAAAGGGAGAATAACAACTCCTGTAATTCATCATATAAGAAAGCATACAGGGTTAAGTCTTAGACCTAGCCATGATGACACTATCCCATTGTGTCCAGAGCATCATAATATGGGAAAAGCTTCGGTCCATTTAAATAAAAAGCTATTTAATCATTTATTTGGTACAGAAGAAGAACTACTAAAAGAAACTAACTTAAAAATAATACAACTAGAACAGGAGACAATACTATGGAAATAAATAAATTTCATGCTTTGCAATTATTTACAGATACATTTGCGGCAGAAACAGTTCACTTAACTAATAATAAAATAGGGATCTATATTAGATTGCTTTGTTTTTCATGGACTAAAAATACAAAACCATTTACAACAGAATCAGCATTTAGAATTTGTCAATGTACCACAGATAATTGTCATATTGATGTTTATGAGGTTTTAGAAGAATTTTTTAAAGTTGAAAGAGAATGTGATAATAGAAACTTAAAAACATGGATTCATAAAAGACTTGTTCAAGAGCATGAGTATTTATCTAATAAATATAAATCTAGATCTGAAGCTGGTCGTAAAGGTGGTCTAGCAAAAAGAGATTTAGCTACAAGCAAAAACGAAGCTCCTATACCTAGTCCTAAACCTATACCTAATAAGGATAAATATGATCCTCAATTTGAACAAGCTTGGCAAGACTTATCTAAAAAACGAGGATCTAAATATAAGGCTCATGAAATATGGCTAAAATTATGGAGTAAAGGAGTTCTAAAAGAGACAGATTTTCCTATGCTAGTTAATAGCTATAATACTCAAATAAAAGAAATAGAGGATCCTAAATTTATACCTCATTTTAGTACATGGCTAAGTCAAAGAAGATGGGAAATTTCCGAAGATGGAGAAAAAATAAGAGATATTATTGTTAGATTAAAAAAACTAGGATATGTTCATTATAGCACAGATGGAAATTTTGAAAGATTTAGTAAAGATGGTAAATACTATAAAATAGATAGATTAGATGAAAATCATCAAATTCAAATAGAGCAATGAAAAAATATAAAAGTATTACCATTAATAAGAAAAGGTATTACTTATATAAAATAGAATGGGTCGATATTTTTGGAGATGCTGGGCATAGAAGTTATGATGCACTAGAAAATATGAAACCAGCTTCTAAAACAACATTTGCTTTTTTATTTAAAAGAAGTAAAAAGTTTATTCACACTTTTAGCACTTATGATCAAAATGATGAAGAATTTTCAGATTGTAATGTTTTTCCTATAGGTGTAATAGTTTCAATGAATAAAATAGATATATGATATTAGAAGAAATTGATATTAATCTAATAAAACCATACAAAGATAATCCTAGAGAGATCTCACAAGAAGCTGTAAAAAAAGTTAAAAATTCTATAAAAGAATTTGGTAATAATCAACCTATCGTTATAGATCAAAATAATGTTATAGTGGTCGGTCATACTAGATGGAAAGCACTTAGAGAATTAGGCAAAACTAAGGCATATGTAGTAAAGAAAGATTTTGAAAAAAATCAAGCTATTGCTTATAGAATAATGGACAATAGATCAGGCGCTGAATCTAAATGGGATAAACAACTTTTAATGTCCGAAATGCAAGTATTAAAAGATAATAAATTTAATTTAGATCTTACAGGATTTGATGCTTTAGAACTTAAAGACATTCTATTAGATAAAGATTTATTTGAGCCTACTTCTAAAGATGATCAAGGAAGATTAGATGAGGACACTAAAGAAACTTGTCCAGAATGTGGCCAAACTATAAATGGATAAAGGATTATTTATAGACTATTGCAGTTATGAAGCTTCTAAGTTTGCAGTATTAAATTATCATTATTCTAAAGCTATGCCATCTGGAAAATTAGTTAGGTTTGGAGTATGGGAAGATAAAGAATTTATAGGCTCAGTTCTATTCGGATCTGGTGCTAATCCTAATATGTCTAAAGTAGTAGATCTAAGTCCTTATGAAGTATGCGAATTAGTTAGAGTTGCTTTAAATAATCATAAAAACCCTGTTTCTAAAATAGTTTCATTCTGTATGAAAAAACTTAAAAAAGATTTTCCTAGAATAAAAGCAGTAGTTAGTTATGCTGATCCTATGCAAAATCATAAAGGTAAAATATATCAAGCAATGAATTGGCTATATCTAGGCGAAACTAAGACTGCTACTCACTATATGCTAGATGGTAAATTTTATCATTCTAGATCTTTAAATCAAAAAAATAGAGATGATGAAGCTTTTGATAGAAGTAAATTTGAAAAGGTTTATTTAAAAAAATATAAGTATATTTATCTATTTGATAAGCTATTAAAGAAAAGAATAGATAGCGAATTAAAGGAATATATTGCGTAGGCTTTAGAAAGGCTAGATGGCACCCCCATTTAGATAGATGGTGCAATTCCAATCCCTACGCTCCAAACTTGAAAAAAACATAAAAAGGACATAATAATAACAAATGGCAAGACCTATTAAGAAAGTTGATACACAGGCTATACAGAAATTAGCACAAATGCACTGCACTTATGAAGAAATTGCAGAGTTTTTAGATGTTAGCACTAAG